GTCGACACACTCACCCGATACCAAGCCCACAAACTCGCCCTCGACTCTGGCTTCCTAACAGTTGACGAAGTCCGAAACCTCGAAAACCGAGAGCCATACAACACCCCGACCGACATGGAGGAAATGACATGATCGAAACCCGCGCCTACGAAACAGACCTAGAGATCAGAACGACCGGAGACGGCCGGACAATATGCGGAATATGTGTCCCGTACAACGTCGAGCAACGCATCAACGCGAACCTCGTCGAAGTGTTCAAGGCGGGCGCGTTCTCTCGTGTCATCCCGAACGCTCACCGCGTCAAGCTCCTAGTCGGTCACGACTCCCAAGCCCTTCCGATCGGCCGCGCCACTCTTCTCCGCGAGGACACCAACGGCCTCTATGGAGAGTTCCGAGTTTCAAAAGGCAACCGCTCCGACGACATCTTGGAACTCGTGCGCGACGGAGCTCTATCCGAACTCTCAATCGGATTCCAGCCATTGAAGGACAACCGACGCAAGGACGGAGTCGTCGAGCGAATCGCCGCACACCTCGCCGAAGTCTCCCTCGTAACCTTCGGCGCATACGGCCACGCCGCGCAAGTCGTCGGAGTCCGAGAACAATCAGACACCCCCAACCTCGACGCCATTGTCGAACTACTAAAGGAAATCAAAAAATGAGATCAACACAAACATCCGTCACGACAACCGCCACTCTCCTCGTAGCGGCAAGCACCGTCAACCGAGACATCCGAATCCACTCGGCCAGCAACACCTCCATCTATCTCGGAGGCTCAACCGTGACAACATCCAACGGATTCCTCTTCGAAAAAGACGACGGCTATCTAACCGTTACTCTTCCAGCCGGCGAAACCCTTTACGCGATCGTCGCCACCGGCACCGAGACCGTCACCGTTCTTCTACCGAACTCTTAGGCAATGCCCTACACGATCACGACCGGACTCTCGGCTTGTAACGGCTACGCCGTAGTCAAAGACGACGACGGCGAGATCATGGGATGTCACAGAAGCGAACTCCAAGCCGAGCGCCAGATGGCCGCTCTCTACGCCTCCGAAGATGACTCCGAAGATATTGACGAAAACGATGACGACCTCTCAGACGATCAGGAACGCGCCGTCTCCTACAAGCCGACCCAAGGCATGATCGACGAAGCAAAGCAAGGACTCGAATGGCGTCAAGAGTTCAATCGCGGCGGGACCGAAGTCGGCGTCGCCCGCGCCCGTGACATCTCAAACGGTCGCCCGCTATCACTTGAGACCGTCAATCGATCGGCGTCGTTCTTTGCACGTCACGAAGTCGACAAACAAGCCGAAGGATTCAACCGAGGAGAAGATGGCTATCCGTCAGCCGGTCGGATCGCTTGGGCATTGTGGGGAGGCGACCCCGGTCGGACATTCGTTGAGAACATACAACGCATGAACAAAGAAACACCGAACCGACAACTCGCGCAAGAAATACTCGCCAGCGTGTCACGCTCCGACTAGAATCAAAATATCCGGCACCCCACCGAATCGAGTCGAGCACCCCGCACCGCGGCATCCTCTACCGGTTACGAAGTAGGCACCCCGTCCCAACAAAACCAAAGGACACCCTATGAACCAGTTTCTAACCAACCTCCAAGAGAACCGCTCGTCAAAGACGAGCCTTATCGACGCAACACTCACCCGCGCCGCCGACGAAAACCGTGACATCACAGACATCGAACTCGCCAACATCCAAGCCCTCAAACTCGAAATCGAAAAACTCGACGAGCGCATCGAGCAGATCTCAGACATCGAGATCCGCAAGGTCAAAGCGGCAGAACTCGCCGCCACGATCGACGGCAAAACAACCGAGACACGTTCAGCGGCTCCAGCTCGAGTAATCAGCGAAGAAGCCACTTATCACGAGCGTTCATCCAACAACTTCCTCGCCGACGCAATGGCCGCCGAGTTCGGTGGATCATACGAAGCCCGCGAACGCATTAGTCGTTATCAGCGCGAAATGCTCGAGACTCGTGACGTATCAACGACCAACATGGCCGGCCTCGTGGTCCCGCAATATCTCGTCGATAGTTTCGCCGGTCTCCGTCGTGCCGGTCGCCCGGTTCTTGACATCTCCGTGAACTCAGCGTTACCGGCTCAGGGAATGACCTTGAATATCGGAAGGCTCACAACGGGAGTTACCTCCTACGTTCAGGCCTCAGAGAACTCAGCGCCAACAGAATCAAGCCCAGACGACACACTCCTCACCATCAACGTGAACACAGTCGCCTCAATGTTTGACCTCTCGAAGCAAGCGGTCCTCCGTGGTACAGGGATTGAAAACCAACTCCTCGGAGATGCCGTTCGTTCATACCAGACAAAAGTCGACGGCCTCGCCATCAACGGCTCCGGCTCATCTGGCGAACACCGCGGAATCTTGAACACGTCAGGAATCAACGCGGTCACATACACCGACGCCAGTCCGACGTATGCCGAGTTCTTTCCGAAATTGGTTCAAGCAATCACCGACATCTCGACCAACTTCTACGGATCAGCGACTCATATCGTTATGCACCCGTCGTTCGCTTCGGTGATCCTTCGCGCTCTCGACGGCTCAAACCGTCCACAGTTCACGAGCACCCTCGGAAACCCAATGAACGCCGCCGGAACATTCCAGCGTCCCGGATACGACCTCGGTGGATTCCAGATTCTCGGAATCCCGGTTGTCTTGGATGCGAATATGCCGACAAACCTCGGAACAGGAACAAACGAGACCGCGGTCATCGTTGGAAACTTTGACGAGTCCTACATCTTCGAGGACAACTCAGGAACCCCGCTATTCGTGCGCTTCGAACAACCAGACGGCAACATCGCGATCCGGACCGTTGTGTTCGGCTTCTCGGCCTACACCGCCGGCAAGTACCCCGCCGCGTTCTCGGCTATCACCGGAACCGGAATGATTGTCGCCAACTACTAGACATCACCCGCCTAGAACTTGGTCGAGCACATCGACCAAGTCTTAGGATGGCATCATGAACAATGAAGCACTCATCCAAGCCCTAGAACTAGAACTCGCCGGATACATCCGGCGCGGACTAACAGACCGGGCGAGGCAAGTCCAACAAGAGCTCCTCCGACTTGGACGCCCGACGGTCTCATTGCCCGCCGAGGATGTGCCGTTCAAGTCGGAAAGCACCCCCACACCACCCGCCACAAGCGTCCAGAAGCCTCCTAGCGCGTCACAGACGAAGCCCGAGACAAAGACACCATCGAGAAGGAAAAAGCCCTAGATGGCGATTACAAACGGCTACACCACTCTCGCCACGTTGAAGGCATATCTCAAAATCGACGACGCCGTCGAGGACACAATGCTCGAGGACATCATCGAAGCGTCCTCACGGTCGATTGACCAGATCGCAAATCGTCACTTCTACGCCGAAACAACGGCAAGCGCCCGGACCTTTCGACCCGTTGGCAATATGCGCGTCATCACCGACGACATCTCAAGCCTCACCGGGCTCATCTTGAAAACCGATCCGAACTCTTCTGGCACCTATCAAACGACTCTCACGATCAACACCGACTACATCGTCGAACCGACCACGGCACTCGCCAAAGGCCGCCCGATCAACTACCTCACCATTGTCGGCGGAACCGCTCTCTCTCTTCCGGTGAACTACCGCCCACAGGTCGAAGTAACCGCTAAATGGGGATGGCCCGCCGTACCGAACGACATCGAACAAGCCACCCTCATCCTTTCGGCCGACTACTACAAGCGAAAAGACTCAATCGGGGGAGTTCTTGGGCTATCCGAACTAGGCGCGATTCGTATGTCGCCACTCGGCCGAGACATTCAAGCAATCGTCCGCGCATACCGTCGAGAGTTCTTCGCGTGATCGTCTCGACCGTTCGAGAAGGCTTGAAAGCCGCCCTCGTGCCGGTCATCCCCCGCGTCTTTGACTATGTCCCCGACCAAGTCCCCACACCATGCGCCGTAGTTGGAAACTTGACTCTCGTATTCGACCAAGCCCAAAACCGCGGACTCGACCTCGCCCAAGTTGACGTCATCGTCATCGTGTCACGAATGAACGAAAGAGGAGCTCAAGACAAACTCGACGGATTCCTAGCCGGCACAGGCGCGGGAAGCATCAAGGCCGCCCTCACGACTAACATGACCCTAGGAGGCGCGGTCGCATCTCTTCGCGTAGTTCGTGCCGCTCCGATCACAATCGAAGTCTCGAGCGTCACCTTCTTCGCGTACCAATACGAAATTGAAATCTTCGGATAGAAAGCAGAAACCAATGGACTACAAGATCCTCTCTTCCATCACGCTCGGCGATGCCGGCGACAAAGTCTCAGAAGCCCAACTATTAGAAGCGGGAGTCAACATTGACGCTCTAATCTCTAGCGGTCATCTAGAATCAACCAAGACGGCCACCAAGACCGTCTCAGAGCCCAAGGAGTAACTCATGGCGCAATACATCCCAATGACCCAAGTAACGGTGAATAGCGTGGTAATGAATGACCACATAGTCTCCGCCGTGTTACAAAACTCAAAAGAATCTCAGGACATCACAACACAGGCCGACACCGGCCGAGTGTTCGCCGCCGGTCTCGTCAACTTGACCGTGACTCTCGAAGTACAACTCGATCAGGCCGCCACCAACACGACCGCCACACTCGAAGCACTCGTCGGAACACGAACCACCCTCATCCTCAAACCCCTCTCCGGTGCTACATCAGCAACGAACAGGAGTTACACGGTAAGTAATGCCTACCTCGAGAGCTTCAACAGTATCGACGGCACGTTGGGCTCGATTGCAACAAGTCAAGCCGTATTCACCGGAGGCTCCCTCGTCATCGCGAGCTCATAAGACATGATCCCGAACACGAAAATCGCCGTCACGCACACAGACGGAACTACCGGGACCTATCCCGTGACTCCGTGGATCATCGACCAATGGGAAAAAATGTCCGGATCGTCTTGGTTCAAGACAATCCAAAACATCTCCGACATGGACGCCGGGAACATGAACCTCCTCGCGTTCCTTGCCGAACGTCAAGCGGGCCTCCCGGTCGCCGCATGGCGCGAAGCGTTCATCCAGTCACTCGCCTCGATTCCGATGATTGAGTTGGCAGACGACCCAAAAGAAACCCCAGAGAGTTCAACCGCTACATCTGCCAACTAGCAATCGCTACCGGTATCGCACCGAAGGCGCTCCTTGACGAAGATATTGACACGTTGAACAACCTGATCGACGTCCTTCAAGAACAAAACCAAAAGAGATAACGCGATGGCGCTCAACAAATACCAAAAACAAGCCGCCGCCGATTACCGCTCCGGAGTCCTTGGAGATCGCGGAGGCAAAATTGAAATCGACGGACTCCGTCAAGTTCAAAAAGCACTCCGAGACGTATCAAAAGAATCCCGCGACGAGATGAAAGAAACTCACCGTCAAGCCGGACAAATCATTGTCGACGCCGCCACGCCACTCGTACCGGTCGAATCTGGCGCGTTACTCGCAAGCATCAAATCCGCACCGCTACAACGCCAAGGACGCGTCCGCCTCGGATCGGCGGCTCTCCCCTACGCCGGCCCTATCCACTTCGGATGGCCCGCCCGAAACATCAAACCCAACCCATTCATCTACGAAGTTCTCGACGGTCGACGCGCCGAAGTCTCCCGGCTGTACGAACAAAGAATCAACGAGATCATCAAGAAGAACGACCTAGAGTAGAATCCCGCCATGGCTAAAGCGATCAACATCGTCATCTCGGGCAATGCGGCCCCACTTCGTAAGGCCCTAGACGAAACCGATGACCTCTTCAAAAAATCCTTCGGAGGAATCGAAAAAGTCGCTCTCGCCTCTGCCGCCGCAATCGCCGGAGCCGGAGCCCTCGCGTTCTCAGCCATTCAAGACGCCGCCGACCTCGGCGAAACCCTCTCGAAAGTTGGCGTCCTCTTCGGAGACAACGCCGACGAGATAGAAAAGTTCGCTAACAACGCCGCCCGCTCACTCGGACTCACAAAACAAGCCGCCCTCGACGGCGCGGCCACATTCGCCACCTTCGGCAAATCTGCCGGGCTAACCGGGAAAGATCTCTCGGGATTCTCGACCGAGTTCTTGTCACTTGCCGGAGACCTGGCCTCGTTCAACAACACGACACCCCAACAAGCAATCGACGCCATCGGATCAGCCCTTCGAGGCGAAGCCGAACCTCTCCGTAAGTTCGGCGTCCTCCTAGACGACGCCACACTCCGCCAAAAGGCTCTCGAGCTTGGAATCGTCTCAACCACTAAAGACGCCCTCACGCCTCAACAAAAGGTCCTCGCCGCACAAGCCGCCATCTTTGAACAGACAGGCGCGGCGCAAGGAGACTTCGCAAGAACATCGGACTCACTTTCAAACAAGCAAAAAATCCTCCAAGCATCTTTCCAGAACGTCAAAACCGAGATCGGTATGGCCCTTGTGCCAGCGTTCACGATCCTCGTGGACATTGTCGCCGACAAGATTCTCCCCGCGTTCGAAGCGTTCTCCGACTTCGTTGGAGGCTTCGGCGACACAATCAAGAAAGACGGCGTCTCCAACGCCATCGGGAGCGCGTTCGATAACGCCGTCACCTACCTTCAAGACGTCGCACTCCCCGCCATCTCCGAAGCCCTCTCAAAAGTTGGAGCCGCGCTCGTCGCATGGATCGGACCCCGCATTGGTCCAATGTTGGCCGCACTCGGTAAATTCATCGCCGAAGCCGGGAAATACCTCATCGAAGTCGCATTCCCCGCAATCAACGCAAAACTCTTGGAACTCGGCTCCGCGCTTGTCGACTGGATTGAGCCAAGAATCCCCGACCTCCTAAAGAACCTCGGCAAATTCCTAGCCGCGATGACCGTCTACATCGTCACCGTCGTCGTTCCGAACCTTGTAGAGACCGCATTCAAACTCGCCGCCGCTCTCACCGGTTGGGTGTTCCAGATAGCGCCCGAAGTTCTCAAAGGACTCGGACTCATGGCGCTCGAAATCATCAAGCTCATCCCGGTCCTAGCCGGTCAACTTGGAGGAAAATTCCTAGACCTTGGACTATCACTTGGCAAGTCAATCGGAAACGGAATCATCGAAGGCGTCAACCGCGCACTCGACGCAATCGCCAACCTCGCCGTCGGACCCGTCGGTCGCGCACTCCTTCCGAACATCAACATCCCGAACATTCCAAAACTCGCTCAAGGCGGAATCGTCACGGGCGGCGCGACCCTAGCGATGATCGGCGAGCAAGGACCCGAGGCCGTAATTCCTCTCAACCGTCTCGGCAACATGGGCAAGAACTACTCAATCACCGTCCAAGCGGGCGTCGGAGATCCTCGAGAGATTGGCCGTCAAGTAGTCGACGCGATCAAACAATACGAACGCACCGCCGGCCCCGTCTTTCAGGCGGCCTAAATGTCCAACATCGCGCCGGCGATTGTCGAGATCGAATTCAACACCTCATCCACTCTGCTTAACTTTGTCCTCAACGACGCCGTCAAAGGAGTCCTCAATAACACGACCTACAAACTCGGCGGCGTCGTGTTTGTTGACGTTACAAACCGCGCCTATTCCACGTCAATCACTCGAGGCAAGAACCAAGCCCTCGCCAGATACAACGCGGGGACGTGTACGGTCGTCCTCGATAACGAGCGGGCAGAGTTCGACCCAACCATTCCGGGACCTCCATCGACTCAATACCCCTACGCCGGACAAATCATTCCCGGCCGACGGATGCGCGTCACCGTGGGAACCGAGCTCATCTTCTTCGGCGTGGTCCAAGATTGGGATCTCAACTATCCACTAGACCAACGGGCCACGGCCATCGTCAAAGGAGCCGACGCGTTCAGCCAAATAGCCAACCGAACACTCGCGACCACGACATTCGGGACCAACCTCTCGTCGGTCATGCTCTCAGCGGTCCTAGATACCGCCGAAGTCGCGTTCGACCCGGCACTCCGCGACATTCAAACGGGCATTACAACACTTCAATCAACCTCGGTAACGGTCGGCCAGAACGCGCTCACATACCTCCAACAAATCGAATCCTCCGAACCCGGGGCCCTCTTCGTATCAAAAGACGGCTTCCTCACATTCAGATCCCGCCGCTACAACCCGAACTATTCCGGAGCAATCATCATCACCGACGACGGGACAAGCATCACCCCCCGCTCGATTGGCGTCGAGTTCGGCTCCGAGCTTCTCTACAACCGAGCGTCAATCACCCGCACCGGCGGCACAACCCAAGTCACCGACAACGCCACCTCACAAGCCTCGTATGGCATCTTCGCCTACAACGAGGAAGGGATGCTCATGTCGACCGACACCGTCGCGGCCTCGTTCTCACAGTACTACGCCAACACATTCTCGCAACCCGTATTCCGGCCGCGTGTCGTTGCGATTGACATGGCCGCACAAACAGGAAACAACCAAGGACTCGTCGCCGCGCTCGACATCGACGACCTCGTCCTCATCAAATTCACACCACCGGGCGGACAACTCATCTCGAAATACATGAACATCTCCGGCATCAAACACCGAATCTCACCCGCCTCGCACCTTCTCGACTTCGACCTTATTGACGCCGCCGAACAATCACTCATCTACGGCGACGCCGCCATCTCTCCATCGTTGCAACCGTTGTCTCTACTAGACTCCAACCGGTACGGATTCTAGGAGGATCAAATGGCGTCAGGATACAAAGCATTCGTCGCCGCATCGGTAC